CCACCGTCTGTTTGATATCGCTGGCCGGCCGCCGCTCTTTCCATTCTCGTAATGTTGGCATCAGTCTGCCCTCGGCATCACTTCAGTGATCAGGTAATCCAGCCAGTATCCATATCCTGGCTGAGCCTCAACAATCCAGTCGTCATAGTCCTCGGTAATGTCCTCGATGCCGTTGCTGATAACCGTTGCCGTCCAGGTGACAATGTTGCCGTTTTTGCTGGTCTGCACCGGCATGTCGACGAAATGCAGCGTCTGCTGCTGAACGCCCTGCGTATCACCCAGGTCGATCGGCATCTGGAACCAGTTGCGTCCGCGGTCGCAGTAGGTCGGCGATCGCAGCCATGACTTAAACCGCTCGGCCTGGGCAAGCGTGAATATCCACTGCAGCGTCCAGGTTGCTTTAAGGTCCGTAGTGATCGGCGTGATTATCAATGGACCGACTGCCGTCTGCGTCGTCTGCCAGGCTGTATCCTGCGTCATATTCTGATCGGCGCGCTGGGGAAGCGGCAGGAACGGAGGGTATTGAACTGTTGCCACGTTTCCTCCGGGCATAAAAAAACCCGCCGAAGCGGGTTGGGTTTAGTAAGCACCTTGCGCTTTGCGACTTAGTCCAAATGTTTGCTGCATCTGAGAGGATACGGGGCCGCCTCTTTCCATGTCGGTGATCAGCAAGTCCACCACCGCACTACCGTCCTGCATGTAGCCGTTGGCACTCTGTACGGTGGCACCGGTAGACTGGTTGATGACGTTCACCTGCACGCTAATCCCTCCTCCTGACTGCATATCCTTATTGCTGATGACCTTCCCGTTATCACCGGGGATCATGTACTGCTTGCCGGTGCTGGCCTGGTAAATCTCTGGCTTACCTTTCTCGCCGACCTGATACAGTCCGCCGGCTGATACCGGGCCGCCGTTGTAGCGAGCGCCGGCTATTGAAAGGGCCTGCGCCATGCCAACTGTTGAAGCTATTCCTGCCTGAGCGGGGATAGCGTTAGCGCCAGCCGTGGCAAGGGAGGTCATTGCAGCAGCCGGAGCCATGGATGCGGCTATTAGTTGCCCTTGCGCAATAGCCATTCCAGAAGCGGCGGTCATTCCAGCCTGCCCCATAATTACAGACTTCAACCACTCAACTCCCATCTGGACAAAGGAGTTGATGACGCTGTTAAGTACCGTCGAGCCTAGCGACCGCATAGCTTCGCTGACAGACATGCTGCCAGTGATTATGCCAGTGAGGGCGTTGGAGGCGTTTCCAGCAAATGAATCAAACGCCGCGGCAGCTACCTCATATCCTGCGTTTTGTTGCCTCCATATCTCCCACTGCGCCGCTATGCGCTGTTGTTCGTACTGAGTGTTAGCGGCATTCATCAGTTCAAGACCGCGCTGGGTTATCTGCCCCTTCTGCGTTTCGAACTGCTGGATGAGAGCCAACTCCTGAGCGTGCTGGTTAGCAAGCCGCTGAACTGGATCAATCTCTCCCTGAGCTTGTTGCTGAGGAGTTACTACTTGCCCAGCCCGAATTTTTGCCAGATTAACTTGGTGCTGTTGCTCAAGCTGCTCGCTAGCCTGATTGTATTGCTGCTGAGAGATGATCAGATTGCCTTGCGCATCTTTAGCATCCTTGAGGGTTTCAAGTTGCGATTTCTGTGCATTGTAGTCTGCATTTTCTTTAAGCTCAGGAACGGCATTGCGCGCCTTAATTGCTGCCGCCGTATCCCAAACAGCAGCCGCGTAATTTCTAGCCTGCTGAACCTGATCGGCTGATGCGGATTTACCGAGTGACTGCTCGGCCCTTAGCATCGCCTGCTCCCGGCTTAACTCCTGCGTTGAGCCAGCAGCGAGTTCTGATTGCTGGCGCAGATTTTCAAGTTTTTGGTTTACCGATTCCTGCTGGTTAGCAAGTTTCTTAGCCTCAGACGCCGCAGCATTATCTTCCTTCTTTTGATCCTTTCTTGCCTGAGTGTTTCTCTCTGTTGCAGCATAATTATCCTGAAGCCTTTTGATTGCTCGCTCATCTGTAACGCCTGCATCCTCAGCATCATAGGCCGCCTGCTGCCTGGCTTTTGCTTCCCCCTCCAATTTTGACAAGGCAAGTCGGCGCTCAGCCTGCTTAATTAACTTCTCGCCTTCTTTCCCGCCCCAGTTTATTTTCAGACTTTCTGAGTTGAAGGCTTTCAGGGCCTGCGTTGATTGGCCGAGTTTTTCAGCCAGGAATGCCTGGGTTCCACCGAGGAATGACGCTTGCTTTTCTGCTTCAGCGATAGCGATAGCGTTATCTCTGGCAGCCCTCATCTGATCAACAATGCCCTGATTAACTTGAATGTTAATTAGGTGTAATGCGTCTTCAGTTTGCTTAAGAGTGGCTGTCGCTCCATCCAGATCCCTGCGCTTTTTGGCCAACTCGTTTGCGGCATCCTTTGCCTTAATCACGAAACCATTATTTTGATCTTCGGTAACTCCGTATTGCCTTGCAAGCGTTGTATATTTCTCGTAATCGGATTGCAGACCTGAAATGGTATCTTTCAGATCGCTAATAGCTTCCTTTTGCGCCTCAATTGAGGTGACCGTATCAGCCCTAACGCCCTGAGCTTGAGCAAGATTCATGTCCTTGAGGCGCTTAATAACGTCAGGTACGGTGTCAGCAAAAGCTATTGCCTCTTTTCTGGCCTCGGCCTGTCGCTGTGAATACAGATACCAGCCAGCGGCAACAATGGCTATTACGCCAATGGGTCCACCCAAAGGGGCGGTAACCGAATTCACTACCTTCATTGTGTTTGCAAAAGTTATACCCGTAGCGGCCACTTTGGCTTGTGATGCCGCTAGTGCATTATTAGCCAATGCCGCTTCTGCGGATGTTGCAACGTAAATCCCTCTTAGTCGTATAACGTTCTCAAGCGCAAAGGCTTCAGCAGCAGAGCCTTTTGCTACGTTATACTCAGCAGTTGCCACATTTAGAGCGGAAAGAGCAGCATCTTTATCTGCCGCTGCTTTTCTGGCTGTCACTGATGCTGCTGCGGCTTCCTGTTGTGCCGATTGCCTTGTCGCAACTATTCCCTGAATGGTTGCTTTAACTCTTGAGGCTTGAGCGGCTGTTGCCATTGCTAACGCGCCAGCAAACCTACCGCCCATTATTGCAGCAGCGCCAATTAAGGCTGTCCCCAGCGTCTCAAGGTTTTCGCTTATTGTAATAACAGAGTCTCGGAACCCTGCTGCGAATGATTTAACCGTCGAGTTTTCGCCAAAGAACTTCGTTACGTTGTTACCGGCAACCTGCAATCCCTTGGCGATTGAGACGGTGGTGTTGGCAAATTCTTTGCCGATTGCATCCCCTTGTGACAGAAGCCCTTTAACCACAACGTCTGTTGTCAGTTGCCCTTGAGCGGCCATAGCCCTTAACTGACCGATAGAAACACCCATCGAATCAGCCAGAGCGACCATGAGGCGGCTTCCTTGCTCTGACACTGAGTTAAACTCTTCGCCGCGCAGAACGCCGGAAGCTATACCCTGTGATAGCTGAATGATTGCGTTCTCAGCTTCCTGAGCAGTTGCGCCGGATACCGCAAATCCCTGGTTGATAATGGTGGTAAGGCGGGTTAAATCTTCTGCGCTGGTGTTGTATGTTCTGGTTCCGCGCTCAAGCCGGGCGTAAAGAGTCGCCGTGCCGTTCAGGGATGACTGGGTTGCTTGTGAAACATCAAAGATCCGCTGCATAACTTCGGCCTGCGTCTCTCCAGTACGAACCGAGTTAGCGACTTTGTTATTCAGTTCAGTCCAGGCATCGGCGTAACTCGCAACCTGTTGCACAGAAAGCGCGGCCAGCAAGCCTTTAGCAACGCCAGAAAGGCTGGACATTGTTCGTTCCATCGATCCAATAGAGCGCTCAGTGCGGTTAACGCTGGCTTCAAGGCGGCCCATGCTCCCATTAAGACCGTTCAGTGCCGCATCAACTTCTCTTCGCGCTGCCAGTAAACGCGAAGTATCCATGTCGACTTCATAGACAACGCTGCCAGCATCAAAGGTTCCAGCCATTTACTTTTCTCCGGGCGATAAAAAACCCGCCTGAGCGGGTTATATATGTGATTAGTTATTTCACTTGCTGATTATGGATAGCACGGCAGAAATCACATTTTCCACTTACATGAAGAGGAAATTTCTTTTGCTATTGAATCTGCTCCAGTGAGGTCAAACTCAACTACTTGCATCGTTGAACCATATGGCTCGAACCCAAGGATCATTTTTTTATGAGAGGAAATATCCTTTATGAAGGATATGGCCTTGGGGCTGAATGCCGCCTCGCCCCCTTCTGCAGCACTCCATCTACGTTTTTGCGGCTTTCCTCCATCAAACCTGATGGTTATTAACGGGTCATCAATCCCCATATACTCATCTACGGAAAGATATGCTTCCGTTTTTCCCTCACGGCATCGCAAGACAATGGAAGTACTTCTTTCAATTCCTTGCCTCATATAGACATCTGGTGACCTATTAATGGCTACAACATCAGTCATATCGGTCATCTTGTTTTCTTCTTTCTTAACCTGCCAAGAGCCTTCCGTTACATATTCAGCGCCGGTTGATACCAGAGGGATAGCAGCTACACACAAAGCCAAGATCGTCTTTTTCATTTTAGGATGTATCCGTTTTGAATGTTCAGAACTATCCTATCAGGTATGAATGGGAACGACAAAACCCGCAGTTAAGCGGGTTTAAATAGCAAAGCCCAAAATTGAGCTTTGAATGTTTTTCAGATAGTTACGCTACATCAGCACCATGGATCAGGTGGCGAAGCGCCTGAACCCCTTCGGCGTTGTAACGGAACGCCTCAACCTGCTTGTCCGAGTGCCTCGACTTATCCAGAAAGAACTTGCCGTACTGCTCAGTTTTCAGGTTGTGTTTATTGGCCACGCGACCGATCTTGTTCGCAGTGCAACCGAGCTGCGCTGCCACTTCACCCGCCGTTGAGTAATGCTCTTCAATCGCCGGCAGTGGCACAACTTCGTGACCGAGAAGTGGGTTAACAAGGGTGGCAACAATCACCTGGTTAGCCGATTCACCAAGCCGCGGAAACATTGACATCAACTCCCGAGCTGATGCGATGTTTTTCTCCAGCGCCTGAGCTTTAAGCTGTTCGGCTTTGGCAAGACGGTACTCAGGAAGTCCTGATGAAGTCTTGTCCCTCGAAATGTTGTAAGTTCCCGTATCCATCAGCGCCGGGAGCACCTCTTCACATACCCAATCCTGGACACGTTCTGCTGAAGGGAGTGAGCTGCGCATGATGAGGCGAAACACATCCGCCTGACCAACAAGTTGAATGCCCCGCGGGTTGTCACCGAACCCCAATTCTCGCGATTCGCTATAATTAAGTTTAATCAGAGACTTACAATGCTTTTTCAATGCATCTGCTGGGTTGGTATATCCCAACGCCCTTGCGAGCGGCACCGCAAGAAATACAGGCTTTCCTTTGAAGCGGGCTGCATCAATGCTTACATCCATACCTTCACTTGACTTAAACTCAAAATGTTTGATAATCGAATTCATAGAGTTTGCCTTCTATGTATGTTAGTGATAACCGCCAGCGCCAACTGGCGGTTTTTCTTTTTGCATCACTGCAATACTCCCGTCCCGTATGAAAATACATTTTTCCAGTTAGTATCCCCCCATGGGTGTTCTTCAATATGTTTCGTTTCGCGGCGAAGAAGATCTCGCGTCCTGTTTATAGTCCTCGCATGGTTGGTCACTATCGAGGCAAAGCGAGGTAGTAATTTGTGCTCTGCGGCCAGCAATAACGGGTAAATGTTATGGCAGGCTTCGTACATAACTGCGCTTGATCTCCACAGGTAAGACAGTGAGCAAAGCTCTTCGTCACTGAACTGCTTCGCAATCGGCGAATGCGCCACTTCCCGATCCAGAATATCCAACACCCAGCGGCGGAACTCTTTGGCTTTGTCTGTAGTGGCAAACATAGCGATCAGGTGGCAACCGCGGAGAGAGAACACGCGGACCGATTTTTCACGTAAGTTATTGTTTATTCCATTGGTCTTCATTTTGATGACCATTGACATGCTGCTTGTGAACTCATCTGAATTGCGTGAGTAAATGGTCGAAACGCTTTTGCTAGAAGCATATCCCAGTGCCTTAGCGATATCTGCCGATGTCAGCCATATACCATCTGCAACAGGTGCCGGAACCAGGGTGACATTGTGGAAACTTAGCTCTTTATTCTGTACACTGTTCATGTCGATATTTCCTTCGCGGTTATTTTCGATAGAAGCCCCAAAGGTTACCGCCAATGGGGCTTCGCTGTTTTTACTGACCATTCATGCGCTCCTCACGCAGGCTTTTTGCCAAACGTTGCACAATTGCAGAGTTAATCGATATCCCATCCATTTCAGCCATACGGCGGATCTCTTCCTTCATCCCTTCTGGCAAACGCAATTGGAAGCTAGAGCTTTTTCTTTCAGTATATAAAGTATCCATATCAACCCTCACTAATTATGTCACCGTGACATGATATCACTGTGACTCAATTTACAGATAATGTCAATGTGATAGCATCAAGAAAATTTTGAGGTGCTTATGTCAGAAAAACCAGTCCGCGAATACGATAAATTCATGCTCCGCTTCCCTGATGGTATGCGTGATGCCATAGCCGAGAGAGCCAAGCGTAATGGCCGCTCCATGAACTCTGAGATAGTGCAGATACTCCAGGACACGCTAGAGGGTGGCTTTACCCTTCAGATGGATACAGAGTTTGGTAAGGTTTACAACGATCTTATCTCTACAGAAGTAAAAACATCTGAAGATTTTGATAAAAACAATGAAAGAATAGACTGGTTGATAGATCAGCTTGTCTGGAAAATCGATACTGACGCGGCAAAACTACGTGAGCTTATGAATTTACGTAAAATAGCTAACGAATCTAAAAAACCCACCTGATGGTGGGTTTTAACGTTCATTCATAGTTATGATCTATCTCTGATGGACCACAGCCATAAAATTTATCACCAGCCTGAATGACAAATTTGTGTCGAGGTTCACTTGGTACAAATCTAGCCATCATCGATCCACCATTGAAGGTAAAGGAATATTCCCTTCCATCCCATCGTGGATTCTTACCCATCATTACACTGCCAGCGATAATCATTGCAGGGTAACGGCCAGTAATCATTGTAACATCCTCCCACACTAGGCAGTTTGTGGTAAAGGCGTGCTTTTCTTTCATAAAAAATGACTTTGCTTTTGCTCCAGAGAGACTCTCAACCATCCTCATTTCATCTTCTGATTTTTTTTGTAGTGCCGATGCCTTATCTATTTCGCATTTAGCCCACTGCTCCGTGGTTTTCTTTATTCGGTCAGATACAGCAAAGTTAGATTTGTCCTGGCTGGCGGCAAATACCTTTGTTTTATCATCGACGAAAATCATACCATCTTTCTTTTCAGTCAGTGGTGGGCTTACTACATAAGAGCCGTCTGGTCTATATGCTGTAAAAGATTTTCCGTCGAATTTCACATTTGCGCTGCCTTTAGTGAGAAGAGTTGGAGGTGAAGAAAAATCCCCGACTGCATACTCACAAACAAGATTTTCATTAGCCACAGCCACGCCTGAGGCCATCAAAAGACTAAGCGTAATAAAACCCCTCATATCCCTATCCCCATTGGTTTGTTTTGGACAGATTAGCAGGGATATGAGGGAGTAAAAAGACCACCGTGGTTGGCTCATTTCTTCTTCTCTTCACGTTTGCGTCGTCGCTCTTCCCGCAACTCCTCTCGGCGTAAATCATCAAACACCTTTACGATCGCTTTCATCATCATGAAATTGACGAAGTGGTGATTAACGCAGCCGTGAATGCGTAACTGCTCGGTGAACTCTTCAGCCGATCGCAGCGCCTCCATCATGTTCTTCTCGCCTTTCATGAACTCCGAGAAGTCGCGCCCCGCTCTGGAGGCGCATTCAACGATTCGGTTATTCATGGTCACGCCGCCGCATACAGCAGTTTCATCTGACCCTTAACGGGAAACGCAGCCATGCAACGGGCCTCGAAGTCCTTCTGGTCAATGCTACAACTGGCAATGTTGGTAACGGCGATCAGTTGCTGCTCGACCTTCTCCAGTGCATCAGGCTTAAGATGTTGGTGAATCTTCTCCTTGCTGTCCCCGGCGGCTTGTTTGGCTGCCTGATAGACATAATCAGGAAGTGCTACACCGTACACCCAGCGAGAGGTGATCTGCCCGAACAAAGCCGGGCAACCACCGATATGACCAAAGTAAGGAAGGCCGGACATTTTCGACAGTGCTTGATAGAACGGGTCTTTAAAGCGCTTCTCCCAGGACGTTGGTTGCTGGCACACCATCAGGCCGACAATCTGATCTTCGGTGAGCTGGAAGTTTTTACTCAGCAGAAGATTTTTAATGTGTCGGTCACAGGCGCGGGCGAATTTTACTGACAACCAACGGGCGAATTCCACCGCCAACTCCGGATGAAGCCAGGTCCCGCCGTTTCGCCCTTTTTCCACTCTGACTAAAAGGGGAGAAAAATCCTCTTTTACGCCAGAGCTAGCAATTCCAAGCTCCTCAGCCAGTTCGGCGATATAAATTTTTGTCGCCTCAGTCTTTAGCCAGTCCTTTGGAAGCTTGCCGTGATGCTTTGCAGCAACTGTGGCATTGAACCAGCAATCTGCTGTAAAAGGGAATGAGCGGTCATCGTAATTCATAGGGATGATATTAGACATATCGGTAATTACCTTTTAGTGATGAACCTTGTCTCACAGGAATCCGGCCCACAGAAAGGCACCGACAGCCAGCCGGTATCCTCAAGGGTCATCCTGAAAGGTTCTGTGTGAAATGCGCGTGAGATGCGCGGTGAAATTTGGGTATAAAAAAGCCCCGGACTATACCGAGGCTGGCTTATTGGTTGGCTTTGGCCTGCTTCCGTTTGCGTCTTGCAAAGTACGCATCGGCTGCATCGTCATACTCTTCCCTGGTATACCCTTTCTGATCCGGGTATTTGGCGATGAGCATTAACTGAAACTCGGTCATCGTCAGGTTTTCAGCTTCCTCTCTGCTGATCCCGAAGTGGTTGCGTGCAGCGATGACGTAATCGGCAGCCCGGAACTCACTGGTTTTTTCATTTGTCTCATGGCGCTGAAGTTTGCGTACTTTGGCCTTTCCGATAATGCCGTGCATCATCAGACTTTGTGCAAGGATGACCATATCCTGCGGATTCATGACGCCCTTATGCCACACAAACGCCCTTCTTTTGGTTTTGCCGGGCTTCATCCAGCCAACCAGATCACCTATGTCATCATTGCAGCAAGCGGTGAGGACCGTGTGGGCGGCCAGTAGAGATTTCTTATCAAGATGTAAAGCAGACAGGTGTTTAGCCAGCCATTCAGGCACCCTGCCGTACGCTTCGACAACCCTCTGAATGAGAGGTGTTATTTCATCGTTGCAAAGGTCATAGAACGTCTGAACTATTTCTGCTGGCTCGCCGATGCGCGACATAGCCATGAATGATGGCCGGAAAAAATAATCCCGGTCCCCGACGGTTACCAGGCATTCTCCCAGCTCTTTTAGCGGAACCATTTGCTGCCTCCTGTAAACAAAATCAAGGGCAGGATCCTGCCCTTTGTTTTGCTTACGCCGTGACAGTAACCACGTGGGTAGCCACGAATTCACCATCAACCGTCTTCACAGTAATTGTTGCTGTTCCCGCCGTTGCACCTGACGGCGCTGACACGGTTACCGTATTACCAGTGATGGCGACGGTTGCACGTGCCGGCACGGATGAGCTGGCTGTGAACAGTTTGTTATCAGCATCTTCCGGTGCAATATTCACTGCGAATGTAGTACTGGAGCCAGCAGCAATAGAGCTGGTCGTCGGCGCAACACTTACACCGGTAACCAGAATGTCACCATCAGCTTCGGTGATCTGGAAAGTCTGACCGTCAGCCAGTTTGAACTCAAAGCTGTAGGTCACGATTTCTTTCACACCACCGCCGTCACTGGCTCCTGATGGGACCATATAGCCGATGTGGTAATAATCGCCCCAGTGGAAACGCATCCATACACCTGGCTGGCGGCGGGCACGAACCTCATCGACGATGTATTTCACGAACTGCTGAATGCCAAACTCATCAGTGCGGTCTTTAACGCGAACCTCCCCTTCGATGGAGTAGGTCGGATCCAGACTGGCAATAAGGTTTGAACTGAATCCGCCGTTATCTGCATCAGAGGTCAGAGCCTCCGGGCTAAGGTCCCACGTTGCCGATGTTGGCAACCCCATCAGTTTCCAGTCGCCTTCCGCCGGAAACTGGTCGGCACAGCCGTAAGCCAGTTCCAGCGTCTTAGCGCGACCAATTAGTTGTCCGTTGTCGGAGCAGCCTTGCATTGTTGCTTACCTCGCTTCAGATAATAAAAAAGGCCGCTCCAGGCGACCTTATGTGGTTTTATTCGGTGTTATCCGCCAAAGAGGCAGGCGAACTGCAGGCGCCACACCATACGCCCCTCAGCTGTGATAACAGGCGAAGGAATTCCGCCCATGTTGGATATCTGCCCAAGGCAGGTGTGCGTCATCGGGTTTTGCTGCACGTAATCGATGATGGCCTGAGCGTCGTTCTCTGACTGCGCATAGTCAGCAGATGCCTTTCCCCTGCTTATCACGTCCACCATGACGTAGTAATCAGCGGCCATATCACGATCTACTGACGTGCCACCATTTGGTCGGAACACAATAAAGCGGTCAGATGCCTTGCCGGTATCATTCCAGAACAGGGACTGAACGATGTATCCGGCAGTCAATCCTGACTCAACAAAGACATTTCGAACCCGCCTGTGCATAGGAGGCGTCATAGCTCCATCTCCCTGCGTATAACTGCGTCAACTCTGTCTCTGGCGTTTTCAGCACCTTTCTCAAGGAATTTTGGCTCGCCTGATGTATCCCATATATTTCCACGGGAGCCGGGCGCTTCGCCTTTTCTTACAGGGCGCGGGGTGTTTTTTCCAAGATGAATACCTTTGGCCTCATGCACGTACGCCGCATAATTTGCAGAATAACCAATTCTCCCGGTTAGTCTGGTGCCCTTGATAACAACCTCTCTGAACTGAGAGTTAACCAGAGTGCTGGTATCGATAGGAACCAGCACCGCGGACTCCAGCCCAATCTCAAACAGAGCAGAGTAGAGCGCCCGCATGGTTTTTCGCTTTTCGATATTATCAATCAGCCGGTTGATGTTATTGCTGACCTTGGAGACTCCCCGAACTTTAACGCCCATAATCAGACTCCCGTAATCAGTGCGAAATCGTCCGCCAGTCGCTCGAACGTATCTGCGAACTGGACGATCTGCCGAATCTCATCGGCCTCATCCGGCGGAGCCGCATCTGTCGACGAGCCAATCAGGATGTAATCTCCCTCCCGCGCCGTTGCGTACTCGGTCCATATCGTGTTTTTAACCACGATCTCCCGGCCAAGGTCACCGATTTTTGCATAGAGTCCGCCCTGGTAGTCGCAGAGGATAGCGATCGGAGCTTCCCATCCATACGGCTGACCGCCGCCGTCGGTATCGCTACCGTCAGCATCGCGTATGCGCCGCCAGATTGTCGCCGTCGCGGTGTATGACCAATTAGCTACCGAAGACATCAGTCATCCCTCCATCGCAATACAACGGCGCCTGTGGCGCGTATGCGGTCGCAGTTAATGAACCACTCACCGTCGCTTTTCACGTACGCTGTAGTTTGCTGGCCGGTATCGGTGATCACCCACACCCGGTTAAATGTCCGCGGCAGCCGTTGCTGAACTGAAACCCACGCCATTAGCAGCCCCCGACCACCATAAACAGGCCCACACTGTTGCCGGCGCTGATCGGTAGTTCACTGGTGCAGCCGCTGGTATCAAGTTTCGCCAGCGAGTCACGCAGCCAGGTAATGCCGTCGTCTCCGTAATCGAACGAGCGAGACGCTCCTGATGGCGCCCCCTGCGATTTTATTCGCCGGGCACCGGAAGACGTAGCCATGAGCGCAGCGGCATACATCAGGATGAGCTTTGCCGTGCAGTCGTCATACCCCGCACCGTCAAGGCACGGGATAATCTTGTTCACCACGCAGAGAATCGGATCGAGGAGCGCGGCGGGGATGGCGTAACCCAACTCACCGAGGAACGCCTGCACGTCTGCTGCTGTGATTGGGTCAGCCATGGTTATTTCGCCTTCTTCGATTTGCTGGCAGATTCTTCCTGCTGCTCTGCCTGCTCTGCCTGCTCTGCCTGCTCTGCAGCATCATTGCCAGGCGTAGCCACTTCCAGCGCCTGGTTGTCATCACTAATGATTTCAACCAGACCGGCGGCCACCCAGCGCTTGGCGACATCGCCGCTTACCGAGACCTGCGCGCCAACCTCCAGCTTCTGGAGATTGGCACCGGAAATCAGGTTATCGCGAACCACTTTTACCAGTGCCATAAATACCCCTTAGCTATGCGCGTAAATAACGGATTTGCGATTGTTGATGTCGGTCTTAACCATCAAGCCCATCGCACCCCAGGTGCGCCAGACGTAGTCACTGTTATAGAACTGGCGAGGGTCAGCAACGGTGCCGACCGCCTGGCCGACAATCGGAGCGATAACGCCGGCGGTAAGCGGAACAATCAGGATCTGGTTACCAGACAACTGCGCATCTTCTTTGATGGCTGCAATGCCAGAAAGCTTCAGCAGCTCCTGCAGGATGGTGTCAGACTGGTAGTTGTCGCTGAAGTAGCGTTCCAGATTTGAGGTGATCTCGCCTGAAACATACCAGGTCTGCTGTGCATACTGCAGGTTGGTCAGCTTCATCACGTCGCGCAGAGCAATGGCTGCATTGCGGATTTGCTCAGCCGTTGCGCTTGAGCTGGTGAAGTCGATATTTAGGCCGGAAGCACTGAGATCGACAATCTGCACCCGCTCATCGGCTTTTACCCCCTTCCAGGTCTTGCCATCAAAAGCGATATAGTTGCCAGCAGAGTCACGGAAACCGTTGAAGACGTAATCCACGTACTGACGACGAACATCATCAACAGAGCCGCGCTGAGCGTCGGCCAGAGAAGCCAGAGCGGAGCCTTTGTTGAAAATAGGGTCACGCCACTGGAATTTGAAGCCAGAGTCGTGGATCGGAACCATCGTACCGTCGAAGGTGTACGCGCGCGCATCAAGCGCCGCACCAATCTGGCCGGACATGGAGGTATGCGCCCAGCCGCGGCCACCGGTGCGAGCATACTCGTACACGGACTCTTCAAGACGGACAGAGCGGGACAACGGGATCAGGTCGTTAAGCAGAGTGAATTCAGTAGTTGGTTCGAATTCAGCCAGCACAGTCTGATCATAAGCGCGATACAGGCGGCGGATATCGTCGACAGCGTTCGTCGCGTCCAGCGCCGGAGTGTTTGCCGCATCACCACGCCAGCGGGTGCGGGATACGAAATCAGCAACGGCCTGAGCACTCATATTGCGCGCCAGTTGCAGCTCATTGAACTGCGCCTGGTTCGCTTCGAGGTTGCCCGTCTCAGTCGCGCGTCGGGTGGAAAATACAAACATTCAGTCTCTCCTTACTTGAACACGACGCGAACCAGATCGCCTGCTGTGGCGGTCAGGGACTTGTCTTCTTCGACATAGGCAAAGATGGTTTCACCCTCTGCCAGTGCTTTAATTTGGCCATTGGCCACAGAAACCGGCTGGCCCTTGGTGTAGGTACCAGCGGCAGCGCGAACGTTGAGGAAAACGCCCGGCGTTGGCTGGATGTTTACCACCCAGTCCCCGATCGCATAGGCATCGTCAACCGTTTTGCAGCGCAAATAGTCGTAGTTAGCAACGTAAAGAATCGCGTCTTCAGCGCCATCAACAGACGGTGTAGGCTTGGCTGCACTGAAAAAGATTACGGTACCCGGCAGAAACGCTGCGGCCGCAGAACCTTCACGATTAAGTTGCGGGTTGGGGAAAATCCCGCCCGCGTGAATTACGTGTTTCCCGTCTTTAGCCATTTTTTACTCCGGCATTTCGCTGAAAGAATCGTTGTTGTTGACCGGACGGAATGCACCATTCAGGCCGGTAGAGGTCTGGCACTGAGCAAACAGGCCATCAAGGGCGGCGCCGTCAAGCGCATTCACCGCCAGGTCATCCAGCCCGAATTTCGCTTTTACGGCAGCGCGTTTTTCGCCTTTCTCTTTGTCAGCGTTCACGGCAAGGCCTGACTTAACGGCTGCCAAATCATCAGCAAATGGCTTAAACCATGCCGGCGCTTCTTCGCTGTTGCTGGCCTGCTCTTTTTTCTTAGGCTTGCCGGTGGCGGGATCGATTTCGTCGCCGCCATCTTTCTTGGCTGCCGCCTTCTCTGCCGCTAGCTGGTTGTAAGCGTCCATCAGTTCGGCATCGGACTTGCCTTCAGTCGGCTTACCCGCGGCTTGCAGCGCATTGATAATCAGTTCTTTCATCGGATCGTTCTCTCCGTTGGTTTTAATCTCGTACTCAATGGGTTTGCGCACGACTTCTACAGGTTCGCCGACAAACACGGCTTTGCCGTCGTCATCGATGAGGTACTTCTGTTTGAAATACTTGGCTTCATCGCGGTAGATGAAGCTGTCTGGCCACACCGTTTCTGGCCATAGCCACTTATCTTCTGTGTCACCCTCACGCAACTTGTCGCTGATAGCGCGTGAAATGTCGTCAAAAGAGAAGTTGGAGGCGTTGGTGAAGAAGAATTTGGTCTTGTTGAGCAGACCTTCGCGGGTGCAGTCGATACCATCAGCAAGGCGAGCAACTTCGATCTGCTGCTCATGACCTTCTGAGTTGACGAAGATGCCCACGCCTTCTTCCGGAGTTCCGGCGCCAGGCTCATCGAGCAGCACCGCCACATGGTCAAACATCATGTTGGTGGCGATCTCGTTGTACTTCTTGCCCTTTGACTCGCCATTAGCGGCAATGCCGGAATACAGGAGTCCGGTAGAGATATGGATGGGTTCTGAGTTGGTACCGGCGATCATCTCATCAAGGCGGTTTATCAGGCGCTTGCCCTTCTCGCTTGACTCGGCGTACTGGCGGTTAACGTACATATCACCCGTCACCTTCCCACCTTCGTGGCTGACGTTCTGCAGCCAAGCACCGACGTGATATTCATTCACCGCCCGGACATCGCGAGCAGACACATGCTTGCCGTCAACCTTCGGGTGGCCCAGCGGCATGGGGTTACGCTCAAGCGTGTTGTAAGCCTTTTCGATTTCTGCTGCCGGGTACAACTTCCGGTTCATCACGATATCGTCCACGACAGGCGTGATGCCGCGAACCACGATATGTGGCTTGCCGTCGATGATTTCAGTGGTGATGTTTGAAGCGGAGTTGACGACGGTCAGCACGTTAACGCGATTGCGTTTCATGCTGGGTCCTTACCGATAGGGATAAAAAAACCGCCTGGAGGCGGTTCGTGTTCTACATATTTGAGAGGATCAACTCGTTGCGTCTAATTTTACGCGCTGCGTTTCGATATCACTTTGTGATATTAATAAAAAATATTGGCTCAAAAAGAGGTTGTTAGATGTATAAATATACCGTTAGTTACACATGCAATGAGAAGGCCTTCGATTTCATTTATCAGCACGAATCTGCAGCGTTCCCAGACCCTGAGAATATGTTGCATTTGGCTGCGGCGAATTTGCTTGAATATCACCCCGAAGAAATACCTGTGACTAAACTTAGATTGACCGCTATCGTATTGATTAGATGATCATCATGCGGCTGGCTCGAGCCACTGTTCACGTTCTTTCGCCAGCCGTTCAGCCAGCCCTTTGTTGAATATGCTGCCGTCGTCGTTGAGCAGCACCGGAATCTGGCTGCAATAGCAGTGATATCTGTTGCCATCGACCGCATACCAGTCACGTACCTCTTGCACGGTTCTTACCTTTCCATGCCAGAACGCATGCGTTGTCCTAGTGGTAGGCTTTAGCGCGGAAAGATGGAGAAGCCCGGTGTTTAACCCAAGCCTTTCGGCTGCCCAGTCCGTTTCGTTCCATTGCGCCTGGCGCAGCGCGCCGACCTGCTCAGTCTGAGCGATGGTCTTAGCCTTCGACATCGAAACGTCTAAGCGTTTGCTGACGATGCTGGCTGTTTCACGCGGATTAACCCCACGCCCTATAGCATCGGCAATGACATTGGCGAGATCGGCACGCGCCGAATCGCTTATCCCCTTCCAGTCGCTGTATGTGCTGATGTAAGCAGCAGCGATCTGGTTCTGGTAAGCTGGGCTGGACAGTAGTTGCTGCAGCGTCGTCTGGCTGGCGTATACCGGCGACTGCACCGACAAGTTGGTGTAGGCCTGCTGCGTTCCTCGCTCATACTCTGCGGCGACATAATCCAGCGCCCAGAGGTGCTGGCTGCCACCGTCAAGAAGTGCATCGTCCAGAATCGTTTGCACAATCTGGAGAAGGTCGGCTAACTGCGCCGCCGTCATGTCGTAAATGTAGGTGCCGGCGTTAACCTGGTAGAGTGAAGGATCAGCACCTTTGCTATTGCACATCAGCCATGAACGATCGCCGTTAACCTCCCGCTGTCGGCCAGTCAGACGCTGGTCAAACAGCACTTTCAAACGACGCTTAATATCCAGATACCGGCCTTCGATATCCTGAAACATCTTGCTTACCGGCCTGGCTGATTGCGTGGGGTCGACTTTGCTGCGGGGGATTATCGGCGTACCGACTTTACTCTTTTGCTCCTGGTTCATCGGAAAGAGGATCATCGGTTGTCACCTTGTCGTCGGGGTTGGGCGGAGTGATCTCTTTACGGGGTTCAAGCTCACCGACTGCCCTTACTTCGTTCTCATCGACCGCTGGGGTGCCGTAGGCTTGCTGAGTTTTCTGTGCCACATCAGCCATAGTCGCCATGTTTGCGAGCTTTTCTTTCTCGCTCGGAGCCAGTAAGTCAGACCATGCCAGAGTGACCTCACCAGACTTCGGCGGGTCGATAATGCCGATAGTCCAAAATCGCTCTATCACACGCGTGATTACGTCGGACATAAAACCCCAGCGACGCGCGTTGCATCGGTTAGCCCAAGCCGTTTTATCTTCCTCTGATGCGAGGTTACCGGTCTGCTTGCCAAACAGGATGTTAAACGGGCACTGAATCGTCGAAGCGAATGAGTTTGCCGATACTGTCCAGGTTGGGGTTGGGTCAGCAGCAGCGACAGAGAGAACGCTAGCTTTCCCTGCCTGCATAGCTATTGCCGCATCCGTACCGCGGTTAAGCTTATTCACTTTGTCATTCATCGCATCACCGAGGCTGTCATATCCAGCATCCTTGGCTTGCTTGATGAGCGTGTCAATTTGGGTGGCGGCGTCGAACTCCATCGCCAGTTGACGGCTGGCGTTCTTCAGGAACCCCTCAGCACTACCGCCTTTCGTCTTCTCAATATCGAGGAGGTCATTGTAGCCGGCCTCAAGAAGCGGGATGCCCGACAGGATATTCTCATCCTCTGAGCCTTCACAGAGCAGAATGATACGGTCAGGATGCACCTGAACCGAACGAGGGCTGCTATACGTGCCCTCGTCGCCTATAGGTTGTTCATTGAACTGATAGCTGACGGGCTGCCCGTAGGTTTCCGACCAGGTATCAATATCAAGGTTGCCAGGTTTGACTTGCGGCTCCCATGCCGGGATCAGTTTAACCAGTGCAGCACTACCTAGCCTCTGGACCAGTGCCACATCAACAGGCTCACTCCAGTCTCGATTATCTTTCACCTGAATCAGAAGTGCTGAGTAACGCCCAACCATATTGCGGCGGTCAGCGTCTTTAATTTTCGCCCAGTGCTTTTTCATCAGTTTGGTAACTGACTTTTCCCATGGCGTAGTTTTGGTCGACTCCCTGTCTTCATCTCCATCGATGATTGTCGGCCTGTCCATCCAGCAGGAATCCAGCAATTTATGGACAGCTGCAAAACCGGTTGAGCCGCGGCGATACTGGCGATAGAAGTTGTCGAAAGTGAGCGTGTCCGGGTAACCGAACTCATCCCATAACTTGGTCCGTTTGACGTTGCCATTACGCCCTGCGTAGAGCATGCGCTGGCGCCCAATTGCATCAGCAAGGGCATTAACGAGGAACTGCTCCCCGGTGCTTAATTCACTCACTGATGAGCTCCTTAGAAGAAGACTGCGCCAACCTTTTTCGGTGAGTGCAGTACGCGGTAACGAGTACCATCCCAGTCATGATCTTCCTGCTGGGTGTCTACGTCGTCAGGGTTTTTATCGTCACGAACGAGCACCGGGATGCGGCTTATCCAGCCACGGCAGTAGTCGAAAACGTAGAATGCTGGCTTCTCAGGCACGCCTGATTCAAGCTTTTTACCTTCGATAACAGCTTCCAGCATGTCAGCGAATAACGATGCGCCATTGATGCGGGAGCCGGGCTTTTTGTCAGCAGGCAACCATGTAACTCCCTGCGTTTCCATCTTCTGCGCGATCGATAACTCGTTATCACCAGTGTTGAATATCGCGCCGTCAGCCGGTCCAGGAATAACATCGCTGCAGATGCCAGGCATAATGTGAAGCTGGCCCCGGGTGACACCGTCGATTTGAATCTCTTCCGGCTCGTCGACGTCTTCGCCCGCCAGCCGCTTGTCAATCCACGCCACGCCTTTCGCGACGTTGGTGGATGACATATTCAGGCCTTTGTTCAGCTCGTCAGGCGGGCAGCCGTACCATTCGCCAATCAGAATTAGTGAACCGGCAGGCGGGCAGAACTGGCGACCATCAGGCAAATCAGCCGCGGTGCCGTCAGCCTGTGCCCACCACAGGTTAGAGAACGGCTTCGACTCGCCCCAGTCGTGGGAGCGGTCGACGGTCCAGCTATCCGGGATGCGGAACGGCTTAATGACGTGCAGCGCTTCATTCCACAGATGGTCAAATCTCCCGCCACTGGTCACATCCCAAGAGCCCTCTACCCACGCTTTGCGCCGGTTTGGGTCTTTGATGGCCATCAGGGTCGCGATGTACTGCGGGTCAAGGTACGGGTTCTCTTTAAACGATCCGTGGATAGCTACGCGGGTAAGCGTGATTTCCTCTTCTCGTTCTGTCTGAGGGTTGAATACCATTTGCCGGTCGCGCTGCACTGTTCCGCGCGGCGCTGGCTCAATGAAGCGTTTCTTCACCCAGGTATGCCCGATGCCAAACGGGTTGGTCGTGCTGAATGTCTCCAGCGGGATCGGCCTCAGTAACTTGCCATTATTCAGCGGGTAGTTTTCCGGCCTGAACGATGAGCGTCGGCAGGAGAACATCATTTCGTAGAATTCAGGGGACTGCTGTTTAGTCAGCTCGTTAAAGCCAATGAACGGGAATTCCTGCCCGTGAAAATCCCAATAGTCGTCTGCCTCTTTGCCGAAGCGGAAAAGAAGCTCCTCGCCTGTGGGCCATACCCATCGCAATTCGCTCGCAGATGACAGATATCGAGCGCCATCGTTGAACAGACGAAACATACGCTTCGACTGCGTGATGATGTCGGCAAGGTTCTTATATTCGGTATCGAAGATGACGCCACGCCAGAACGAGCCATAGCCCACGCCAACATTGCGCCGGAACCGAGCTAGCTGGGCAGCAGTTTTACCGGGTCCGCGAGTACCTTCGAAAAGTATTTCGTTACACGGGCAACTCAGAGCCAGAGACTGTGATCCAGGCAGTGGCTTCCATACAGCTTTGTAATTCATCCACCGAGCACCTCACCCTGTTGTTTCTGCGCCGCCGCCTCCCAGTCATCCACGTTATCGCTGGTTGGTACCAGCATGACGTTATGCGTGACCTCTTTCGTTTCAGCCTTATTCTCAATGCTGTATGCCTCTCGTTCGAGGCCGATAAGCGTTTTCAGGCTATCGCTCAGGTCTTTCATGGATTTAACGCGGGAAGGAAGACTGATTATTTTGTGGTAGAGATCGTTGAGCTTATCCATGCCTTTGTCATCAGGCGATCGCATCATCTCGCCCAGGTCTTCAAGCGCGGCCACGTTGCCACACTCTCCGGCCAATTCATCGAATAGCGTGTTGGTCAGTTCGCGAGCCCGCCGGATGTCTCCCCGGTGCTCCATGCGTACCGTTGCGATAACCTCGGCTGTCGCCTCTATCAGTACGCGTTCGGTCAAAGTGCTTTCGTTGCGTACCGTCCTGCGTACCTCCCGCTTGCGTACCAAGTCGTCAGCCTTTTGCTGAATCTTCGCATTCAGGTCGCGCGACCAGTCGTCACGCTTTGCTCGCTTACGGATAGCGCCTTCGCTGATACCGTGCTGCGATGCAATTTCACGGAGGGACATCACCCCGGCCCGGTACGCCGTCTCGATGGCCTCCCAGTCGGGTTTGCTCATACTCTATTCCTGTTTCATTAGCCATTAAAAAAGCCACCTTAAGGTGGCCTTCGTATTGGTGACGGCAAAAACCTTTAGTTATTTAACCTTCAAGGCATCTTGAATGGCGTCGGCAAGTTCCGCCAGGTGCTCAGATACATATTTAAGCTCAACATCTGTTTTGCAGGTTGTAGCTGCATCTGAACTTCCAACCGATGCCTTAGCAATTTCAAGGGCAGCCTGTACAGCAATTAAGCGCTTTGTTTCATCGTCAGTTTTAATAGAACCTGACTTTAAGTAGTTCTCTAACATTGAAATCTCCTTTTAATATGGAGATTACAGATTACTCCTCGGATTTATCCGAATAAAGCATTATCGAAGCCCCTCAATGAAGGACTTCTGTAATGTGGGCTCTTATCTCAACGCAGCCCCTTACCGCGTGCCGGATGCTCATCTTCGAGCGCCAGCATTGAGATAATATGGCTGACCTTAAACCAGCCAGGCTTCTCCGACAGTCGACAGAGCCAGATCGACAGGAGAATGAGTAATATCAACATCTTCACCTCAGACACTGCGTGGTGATGTATTCCTGCAGGGCTCTCAGGGCTGTTTGGTCGCTGATGATTCCGGATCGGATACCGAGAACGTTTCGTCCAGCAACTGCAGAGAGTTCGACGGTGGCATCATCACCCATGCTGGCGGTGCCGGTGGCTTTGGTTGCGGCTGACACTGGACACTTGCCTTTGACGAGCACCCGACCACCATTATCAAGCTTACGCTGCAGAGCATCATTTTCAGCTTTTGCATCGGCTAATTCCTTCGTGTATTTGGCATCAAGCGCTGCGACGTCACGCTGTCGAGTCTGCATGTCAGCAATGGTGTCGTTCGCCAGGCTGAGCTGCTCAGTCGCTTTGTCCCGCTGCCTTTTGAACTCGGTGGCGTTGCTGTGATAGTGACTGGCCAGCCAGCTGAGGCTGACTATCAGGCAGATCACAACAGCGCTGATAATGGCGGTTAACCGGCTCATTTCTGCCCCCAAAGACAAACTTCGCGCTCAATCTCGCGGCGAGTTACCAGGCCTTTCCACTGTTTGCCCTTGGCGTAAGTCCAGCGGCGCAGTTGATCACATGCCCCCTTCTGGTCGCCCTGGTTGATTTTGCGCAGCAGCGTGGAGGTCTGGAAGTTTCCGGCGCCAACGTTATAGGCGAACGAGTAAAGCGCCCCACGCATTGTCTCAGGGATCGGCTTCTGGATGTATGGGTTAATCTGTCGAGCAACGGTGTTCAGGTCTTTGCTGAGAAGCGCGCGGCATTCAGCCTCGGTGTACTTTTTGCCAAGCATGATGTCTTTGCCAGTGTGGCCATAGCAGACAGTCCAGACGCCTACCACATCCTGATAGGGATCGTACCGCACACCTTCAAGACCATCGTTACCGGTTGGGCCAGTGATGAGCGCAGAAGCAATGGCTATCGCGCCACCGCCGCCGGCGATCACGCCAATCAGTTTATTCCTCATTGATGGCGTCATGCTCACCCCTGTGTATCACTTGCGATCCGCTTTAAGGCCTCGGTTACCACTTCGGCTGAAGCCGGGCGGTCACCCCCTGGCTTTGCGGAGACATCAGCCAGATAACTGGCCAACAGCTGCGTGCGCTTTTTCTCTTCATCCAGTCGCTCTCGCTCTTCCTTGCGCTTTGCGTAATACGTTTTGATTGTGAAGAAAGCAGAGATCAGGGCGCCAATGATGAAGACATAATCCTGCAGACTCAGGACGGAAAAGATACCAAGCAAGGCTGACCACCAGTAAGGCAGATTGTGACCATCGGTTGGGTTCATACGTTGCATCTCTCACCTCCGATAATGTTCGGGGTGCTATCTGTAGTCAGTAAAAGGTTCAGGGCCGTCGGGCTGATTTACCAACAAAGCGTCGAGGGTGATTCCCGCGACCCTGAAAATAAAAAAGCCCGCAAAAAGGCGGGCAATAAGCATGAGGGTAATAGCAATGTCGGTGATGACCGAAAATACCCTGGCTGGGTCTGGCGGCCTGCGACGCTGTTGCAGCAGCGCCCCTGATGGATTGGATTATGAGTCCGTCATCAGGTCAGGCCATTATCTTGTGCTGGTTGAACCAACAATCTGGTTCAGAGCTCTTGCGCGGCGGGTGTCGACGTGTCGTGCAGCACGTTTCTACCCAAGAGCCCTGACCGGATCGCAGGCATAAAAAAGCCCCGGCGGGATGCCGAGGCTAATTTTACAAACTGGTATGTGACTATCATCTTCATGCCGCCACTTAAAGTTAAGGCAGCATATCAAAGTAGACTCAAATATGACGCATTTAATCCAGTTTTGCAAGACTTGAGTCAAAATTTGTCGCCTTTTGTTGTGAACGTGATCGCGTTACCTGCAACAGGGCATCGCTATCAAGGCGCCGCAAGGTTGTTTTCATCTCCTCCCACCGCTCCGTAAACGTTTCTGACCAGTTCTTCGGGGTCACTCCGACCAGAGCGGCAAGTTTTTGGTATTCATACGTCTCCCGCCCTGCCAGCTCGGCTTTGACATCCTGCGCGGCCAGCCAGATAAGTTGACGAAGGCGATCGACAGTCTTCTTCGCAATGCGTACGCCGGCCAGCTTCTTGCTGAATTGCTCCCATGCCCACCGGGTGATCGTCTCCTGGTGCTCCCAGCGGATATTGTCGCTGTAATTCCACAGCAGCCAGGCTTTCTGATGCTCTTCCAGCGACAGCAGAGCCCGGCGCCAACTGGCCGTCGAATACTCAACGGGCAGAACGAGGGCGATTGATGAACCCTTAGCGCGGGACTGCTGCCCGGGAATTGGCGGGCTGGATGGGTTTACCATGCGGCCGGTTACCGGGTCGGCTACTTTCTTCCTTCCCCGGCTGCGCGCCGTAGCGGTGAATTGTGCGTTCTCTGCAAATGCCACCAGTTGCCCTTTCGTCGCACCGCTCAGATCGGCGGTGGCCACTATCAGCTGCTGGCGAACAAATTCCAAGTATTGAACTGTCATACTGCTTCTCCCAGGGTCTGATAGATGCGAACGAAATTTCTCAGTATGCGGTAGTCAACCAGTACGGTGCCGCGGTGCCGGCAGAGGCGGAGCTTTTGCCAGCGGTCGCGGATGCGTTCGATAACGTCACGGCTCATTTGCCAGTCCTCGCCATAGCCTTGGCCATCGCCTTATACGCCCTGAGCACATACGCGCTCTTTCCGTACATGGTGATCTGGAAGGTAATTCCGCGAGACTCCCAGGTATTGACCGGAGAAGCGTCCAGACCAGCATCCGCAATGCGTCTGGCCATAGCCAGCTGCCAGAACGGGCCAGTCAGCCAGATGCGGGAATAAGCCCCTTCGTCGCTATAGGTGATCTTCATGCAGCCTCCCGTTGTTTTATGAGCGCACGGCGTAGCGCGCTGTAATGGCGTCTGATGCCTTCCAGTTCTTCGCGAGTGTATGGGTGGATTTCATTGTTTTGCTCCAGCGCCAGCACACGCTCTTCGCCGATCAGCTCGACCAGAGCGGAACGGTACGCTTCGATGTTCCCGGATTTGTGAACGTTACACGCGGAGCACTGTAGCCAGACGTTATCTGGATTGAATCGAAGCTGTGGTGCGGCGGCAGTGGTGCGGTAGTGACCGGCATGCCACGCAAATGCGGTTTTTGTGCCGCATGAGATACATCCATGCCCGTCAGCCAGCAGCATTTCGCGCCGCCAGTCGTTGAAAACACGCTGAGTCATCTGGACCCAGTAGCGAATTGGCTTCAGCTCACTTCGACGTGCAGCACGCCGTTGGCGCCCCTCCTTCTCGGATTCGCGCTGGCGCTTCACCGCTCTGGCCTTCGCTGCTTCCCGGGCTTTTGCTGTCTGTTTTTTGCCGATCGCGCTGGCGCATTCAAAACTGCATACCACCTGCCCTTCCCGGGCAGGATGGAACCATTCGCGGCAGTGGGCGCATTTACGACGTGCTGGTTTACGCATGCTCACCACCCTGGATCTGCACCAAGGTCAGGCGGCCGCAGAATACAGCCCCGGTATCGATATACATCTGATTGGCATACTGGCTTGGCTGATGTGCCGGGGTGTGCCCAAAAATAAACAGGTCTGCACCGGATATTTCATTCACTATCCCATCCTGAGCTGCGCTCACTCGCTCACGATTCCAGATCACCTGTTCTGCATCGACGGGCCTGT